TCAGGGGAACATCTTGCGCCAAAGCCCCCGAAGAACTCCGGTGTCTGCAGCGGAGACATCCGTTTGGAACTGCGAGACCGTCTGCCGAATGAGGGCTATGCGTCCGTGATCGATGGGACGGGAGACGGACTGGAATGAGCCGCCCGTGGCTGCGTCATATAGGTCGCCGATGTGCGTTTGGGCCAGTTCGATGGTGGCGCTGGAGATGCCGAACGCTCTCAGTTCATCAAGCCGGTCGGGGATAGACTCGAGTATTGTGATCATCCGACGTTCGGTCGGGTCGTCGCGACCAGTGGTTCGCCAATACGAGATCGAAAGCGTCTTGAGTTCCTCGACGAGATTTCTCACCGCGTCGATCTTGCTGTCCCTTCGCGTTCCTCTTCGGTTCAGGTAATTCGCGACGCAGCTTGCCAAAAACCCAGCTATCGCTCCAGCCAGGGCGCCCGCAACTCCCGCCGGTGTGCCGTCCCAGAACGCTCCCATGTCACCGCTTAAACTTCGGTCGGGAGGCCTGAGACGTCGCGGCTAGTGAGGCAGCGGTGGCGATGTACTGCACTACTTTGTCGCGGTAGCGCGCGCTCGATCGCTTGTTCGCCTGAATTACGAGATGGTCGTTGAGGAACTGGGGGGTCATCCTATTCTCCCGGATCAAGCCACCAAAGGCTTCCTCCAAGAACGAGGACCCAAACCCCTCGGTGTTATCTAACACCACGACCACGAGGTCATGCCCCTCCAGCGCAGGGACGAGGACCTTCTCTCTGAACTCTTGCCCGCTGAAGTCGCCATCTTCCGGGTGCCGTCCAGCGGGGACGCTTGAAAAATCTCGGCCGATGTCAATCGTGATGCTGTTCATCACCGTAGTCCTGGATGGTCCATTGGATGAATGTGCCGTCGAAACTGAGGTCAACAAGGTCCGCACTCGTCTGCTCCCGCGCACCATCCTTGGTAAAGCGATACTTCGCGCGATTGGTTACTACGAGCAACTCACCCCTTGAGTGGTGGCTGTCCACATATCCCTTGATATTCTCACGGAGCCCTTTGCCTCTATGGGGCTGGCCAGTCTGAGACTGGTTTCCGGCGCCCATCTGGAAAGCAGCCGCGACGATCTTGCTGTCGTTCTTGAGGAAATCGGCGATTCCGCCCAAGAACGCCTTAATTAACCCCCAATTATCGCTCTTTGGCAGCGTTTTGGCGATACCCTCTCCGTGGTCCACCACCATGACGGTCATCGTGTTCAGCTCTACGTTAACCGAGGCGGATATCCACCACTTGTGAAGGCCCGGGTTGCCCTCCCTATAAGCATGCTGGTGGACGTTTGTCATTGCTTCGACAAGCCCGTCGTATAGCGAATGTCGATCGGCGATGCGGGGACCCAACTCTTCGATGCGGCGCCTGAGGTCCTGTGCGGGTCCGCCAGGGCTGCGGGCACCGGACTGGAAAGGAACATAGCGGTCCTCCCCGGGACTGAATGGAGCTTCCAGTCGGCCACGAGCTCGAAGGATCTCGAAGAACCCCATTTCCCTCAAGCAGCGATAGACGCCTGGACTCCAGTGCTGCACGTCCACGGCCCGGAGAGACTGCATGTTTGTACGCAAGCGCCAACGATCGCACTCGGCGACCAAGAGCAGCGCAGCGGCGGGAGAAATCTCCTGTATGGCGCTAAAGTCAACAAGTAGCTTGCCCCTCAGCGTTTCAGACGCCGCCCTCAGATCCCGCAAGAAACCGACGGTATCCGCATAGTTGCTCTCTAGATCGAGCGAGCAGGGTGGCGTTAGACGCCGAACTCTGCGCTTTGAAGTCGGGAAGTACGGGTGCTTTGCCTTCGGTGCGACTCGCGCGGCATGCTGCAGTCGAGCGAGTCTCGCCGGTCGGCGCATCTTCCGCAGCCGACGCCTTTTAATCATCCGTCGCTCCTTGCGCCTAAGGTGTATTTTCGCATTCCTTGCGCATAGCCGTTTCATGGCTTCCTCCGGTTCGCCCCTGAATGGAATTGTAGGGGGCTCCGAAGCTTCGTCCAAGGTTAGTCGGACGTGGCTGGGACAAGGGGCAGGGAGTGGTCGTACAAATGGACCATGGAGTCGGTTTTATGGCCGCTAGCAGCCTTCTTGTCGCCCATTGTGTCGGTAACGCCACGGTGCTTCAGGCCATGAAGCCCGAACCGCTCTTCGGCAGCAAGGACCCCATCGCGGATCGCGTTCTTCATCATGCGCTGCCACGCGGTATTGAACCCGGACCGAGTCAGCGACTCGCCGTCCTCGCCCACCAGAAGTGGGCGCGCCGATGCACTCAGCGGTATGGGTCGCTTTCGCCGGGCCCAGACTAACTCGCGATATCTACGAAGCGCCTCCAGCGCAGCCGCCAAGCGTGCCCCCTTGCGGACCAGGTTGTCCCGGCTTCCCTTGCGGCGATTGGTCATGAGCTCCTCGCCGAAGTCATGGGCGTCGGTTAGGGTCAGAACCTCAATGCCCCGCAGGCGCGCCTGGTACGCTAGCTCCATGGCCGCCCAGAGATAGGGCGGAAGGGCGCCCTTCTCGCGCGCGCCGCGCGACCCGCATTCCTCGGCGTAAGCCTGCACACGCTGGAACACCTCGAGCTCCGGCATCCGGTGATCGCGCTTTTCGCGCACCTGCTTCACCCCTGCAGCCGGGTTCGTCTTGACGTGATCGTGTTCTCGCGCCCAACCGAACACGCGACGCAGGTAGCGCAGCCAGTGGTTGGCCTTGGTGGGGTAGCCGGGCACCCCCGCCTCTCCAGGCCGATCGGGAGGGCGACCCTGTGCGATGACGTCGATAAGACGGCGCATGACCCCTGGCGTCATACGGTCGACGATCGCCTCGCCGAGCTTGGTGCCGTTCTTGAGCGGATACGCCTTGATAGCCTTGGAGTAGTCCCTGTAGTGAGTCTTGGTGCTGGGCGCGAGCTGTTCGAACGTGAGGCTGGCCTCGAAAAGATCAATCACGGATGCCACCGACCCTCGGAGGGCGGATCCGGCCCGCTGCTCGGAGATCGCATGCAGGTCCGACAGCCGAGCGCCAGCCTGCGCGACGGTTCTGCTCCGCACGCCTCGTCCCTCGGGGTGAGGATCATGGACAAACCATCGGCCATTGCCGCTGGAGTCCCAGTAAATGCCCTTGGGCACCTTGCTGTAGTCGATGTGGGCTGGCAAATTGAACGGTAGTTTCCGGGGGCGACCTTTAGTTGCCATATCTGTTCTTGAGGCGGCTTGGTGAAGGGGATGATGGCGATGGAGCGCTTCTATTCTTACTTCGCGACATTCTTGGTTGGAGTGATCGCGGGCGGGTTGTTACTGTCGACAAGTGCTGAGAAGCAGTTCGTCGATCATCTGGCGGATTGGGCGGCGGCGCTGGGAACTTGGGTGATCGGATATGGCGCCTGGAAATATGCCAGAGAAGGCCATCTTCAGCGCTTGAACGAAGCTAAAGCGCTAGAGGTTGACCGGTTACATCGACGAATAGTCCTCGTGACAGGCGCCATTGAAAAGCTGACCGGCCTCAAAGCAATTGGCGTGATGGTTGAACGCATGCGAGATCTTTCTGACGACACACTCGTTATAGCAGCGGGCCAATTTGCTCAAACCGTTGCACCGGAAGCGCATGTTGATCTCAATGATGGGGAGAAAGAGTGCTTTGATGCAGAGCAACTCAGTACATATTTTCATATTCAGAGGCAGTGCATCGCTGTGGCGAATGCCTTTCTCGTGCATGGTCCGCGCTTTGCCAAGGTTGCATCTGTGCATGAGGTCCCCGTTGATCGCCTGCGTTCATTGGCAAACATCCAGGCTGAGCCCGCCGCGGAAATACAGCGCGACGCAGGCGAGCTAGGTACCTGGCTCGCGAGCCATCTCGACGCATTGCGTGCGCAACGCGACGCCATCTCTGGCTAAAGAGTCAGCTGTGCAGACCGGATGAGCTCATTAGCTGAGTCTCTTCGCCCACCGATGCCCTCCTATCTCAATAGACGCCGTTAGGCACCTTGCTGTAGCCAAGGTGGGCTGGCGGATTGGGGGGGGGGCTGTACACAGGCTTCTATGGAGCATAGGAACATGAAGGAAGGAAATACAGAAGGCGGAATTGACCGCGTCAACGCGCACTGGTCTGAGCACTTCATCAAGATGGTCGAGGCATGGGTGCTTGCGATCGGCATTACGGCATTCGCCGCGGTTGCCTACCACGCCCCGATGTTGAAGCCGGGCATCGTGACGAACTGGAAAGCGATTACGTGGGTCTGCTTGTTGCTGGCATTTTTGGTTACCTATGCGTCCGTTGATCCTTGGATAGACGCCATTGCTCGTGGATTGAAGAAGCGGAAGCTTGGCATCCGAATCGCAACCGGCGTCGCTTCCGTCGCCATGTACATGCTGTTGGCCTGGTATGTGTTTGCAATCGCGGATGAGTGGGTCACCAACTCAACAATTGTCCAGTGGTGCAAGGACCATCCCGCCAGTTCCGAGCCGATCTGCAAGCCGCTTCGTGGCTGATTAGAAGAGTTCATCGCTGGCATAGTTGTGGTTGTCGTTGGCGGCCTGCCGGACACCAAGCGCTGCATTCAGTGCATCTAGCGTTGTCCAGATGCCACCCAACCCGTCGTACTGGAATCGGATGCCCTGGCGACGCGCCCATGCCTCGACTGTCGCCAGGCGGGGACGTTTGCCTGGTTGGCAGAGCTGCTGCAGGTCTTGGTATTGGAGGATAGACCCGATCAATTCTTGCCTCCGAAGCGCGCGGCAGGATCGATTCCGTATGCCTCTGCCAACGCTGCAGTCCACCGGTACGCGGTCGCGATGCTCACGCCGAAGTGGTCCACGACGGACTGCGCGGACGGAAAGTGGTCCTGTTCGATAGCCCAGCGCATGAACTTCATAGCCGACAGCAGGCGACCGTAGCCCGCCAGGTCATGCCGAGTGCGGCTAGGGTGCGCCGCGGGGACGGTCACGCCGGGCAGAAGATCGGTCTGGCTTTCAGCGCGGGTCGCGCGCACCGGTGTGCCTAAAGTTGAGGCTAGAGACCGAACGCCCAAACTATCAGCCATTGCGCACCCCCAGGTGGTCCCCGATTGCCCAAAAACCCGGGTAGGTAGCGCTCGTACCGCCTGAAGGATTCAGATTTGTTAGGTTGAGGTCGAAGGCCACCGAATTCATCCTTATGAACGCGTTTGGCAAGAGGCCGGGAAGGTCATGGAGATCTGCGGGTGGACGCTGGTGGCGCACGCTTGGCGCACCGAGGCCGGTGGGTATCAGCCGGTGATCCTCGCCACCTTGGACAAGAATTCGTTGGTTCGTGCCCACTCCTTGGAAGCCTTTCGGGCGACGACCGAGGCGGAGGCGCTCGACATCGCGAAACGCGCGATTCGCCAAGTAGTAGGCGTGAACGAGCACGGGGATCTTCGATTCATGTAGCACGAGATCTTGGGTGGTGCTGATCTCGGGCATAGCTACCCGCGGCGGCCGAAAGTTGAACTCGCGCGAGCCGTCAGCCATGACGCGCCTCCGTAGCCTTTTCGACAGAGCGATGGCGGCTGTAACCAGTCCCTTTCTCGATGTGGACATCGAGCCAGACCAATCGAGCCTGATCCTCGGTGATTGCCTCCGGCCGCACGTCCCGCCAGCGCACTTTCGCGCCGCTCTTCCGCAGCGCCTCCCAGTCACGACGCTTGGCTGCCCGCGCCTCTCGGTTGGTGCGCGCGAGGATCTTGCGCATGCAGTGTTCGTATTCGGCCGGTGCCAACACGACGCGCTCGGGAAGGCGGTGGCGCGCAGCCATGTACCCGTCAACGAAGGTCAAGATGCGCTGGCGCACCTGGTCGACCTTGGACGCCGATCCGTTCTTGCGCTTCGGGAAGTCAGCTTCAGCGGAGAAGTTGATGATGACGTTCAACTCGTGGTCTCCCGCGATACGAAAGAGCGCACACCTCGCAGCTCGTACCACTCGCGCAGCGAAGTGAGGTTGTCAGCGATGCGACCGCCATCGATCAGCACGTCGCCGCGCTTGGTGTGTTGCGTAGGCGCTTCCTGATAGCCCGCGTGCGGCATCGGGCGGTCTGGTGGAGGGCTGGGCTTCACGGTGGGGTGGCGGTTAGCCATCTGCGCGCCCCTTGGGCTGCTGGCCAATGCGCCGAGAGGCTTCCTCTGTCGTCGCCTGACGGCGCGATTTCGGCTTTTTGATCGCAGTGCATCCGATCACCTGGACCTTGCCGCCGCGGCGCTTGAACTCCGCCATCAAGCGCTCCAACTCGGCCCGCTCGGCGTCCTTCTGGTGCTGGTTGCTGCTGGCAAGGGTCGCGAGCGGCGGTCGGTTCTCCGCTGCTCGGCGCAGCTCCGAATCGTTTCGGTGCTGGGCAGTGCGGGTCATCAGGGCATCGCCTACGGTATGGCCGCTCATGCGTCGCACCCCGGCCCCAACTCCCCCGGCTTCCCATCGCGCGCAGCAGTGAAGCGGCGATAGTCGATCCAATCCTGTTCCGGGCAATGGAAGCCCCACAGCCGCACGCGAGGACCTGTGATAAAGATCGTCCAGGCGCCTTCGCCCGGCAGGATCTCCACGCGATGAGCGCTCCGGGGGAGCGCGCAGCGCAGGCCCCCGGCCTGGCGCACGCGACGGCGGTGAATGCCGCCTGCGGCAACGGTGTGCTCGACGTAGCGGCCCTTGAGCAGTAGCGAGCACCACGCCCACGGGTGGTCGTGAAGTGCCCGGTCGTCGTCGCTGCGCAGGAAGCGATGCAGGTACACGTTCAAGATCGGGTTGCGCGGAAGCAGCCACCAGCGCAGCAGGTACGCGCCATCGGCATTGTCCGCACCGACGACGAAGTCCGGCTGGCGCTTGGATACCACGCGCCAGACCAGTTGGCAGTACAGCCAGGAAGCGATGCGGGCACGCAGGGTCTTCATGCGCGCACCGCCTTGCCGCTTTGGGCGAGCAGCTGCTCGGCATAGCGTTCGCCGCGGGCATTGAGGCGCACGACGGACGGATATTCCGGGTCGTCGAAGTCGACCAAGCCGGCGTTGTCGAGCCAGTTCACTGCGCGCCGGGTGAATACTTGGATGTCGGCGGTGCCGCTGGTGCGGATCTCCGCCGGCGGCGTGGCGAATCCGCCGCGCGCGCGGCGCAGGGCGTGGCCGGGACTCTGGAACGCTGCCAGCAAGGCGCGCTGGGCGATGGGTTGTAGGTTCATGGGTTCCTCGGGTCAGGCGGCACGCGCCGAAGGGGCGAAGGCGGACACGGCCTGCTCGCGCGCCTTCGTCAGCTGGGAAAGCGGGATCAGGTACATCCGGAACGGATCGGTCCACCGCGACTCCACCAACGCGCGGCTGGCGGTCGGGCGCGTGGCGATCCCGCAACGGCAGCACTCGATGTGGAAGGTGATCGGCACGGGCGTGCCGATGCGGGTGCGCTGGGGCGCACCGTGGGTTTCCACCCATTGCGGGTGATGACCTGGCTGGCAGCCCGGAATGGAAGCGGGCAACGGTTGAGCGGTCTGGCGCATGGTCATGCCTCCAGTTGGTAAAGGTCGGTGTTGCCGGTCTGCAGACCGGAGAAGCCGAGATACGCCTCCACCCCGGCCCGAATGGCCGCGTCGCATTCTTCGAACTCGGCTACGCAGGCGCGGGCAATTTCCTGCCAGAAGGCGACCAGCTGGGGTTGCTTGCGGTCCCACGCGATAGCGCCTTCTCGGATGGCGACGGCATGAGCCTCCATGGCCGCGTGGGAACGCTGGTAGAGGGAGACGTCAGCGCTCATCGGGGTGTGCCTCCATGTAGGCGTGGCGGTACTGCGCCATCTCGACCAAGCGATGAGGGACGGCATAGGCGAGGAGCAAGGCCACGGCGAACCACGCGACGCGCAGCCGGCGGCTCATGGCTGGACCTCGGTCACGCGCACGCCCTGCCGATCGAGCCAGCGCGAAGCCCGTTTGAGGGCGTGTCGGGTCATCCGGAAGCGCTCGGCACCCAACTGCAGCTCACTGCCGCGCACTTGGACGCGGCGGACGGTCGCAACGCCGATTTCGCGCGGCGTGAGGCTGTGAGGGCTCGCCAGCAGACCGGCCCACACGAAGTCGCGGCAAACGATCAGGGCGAGAATCTCGCCGCGGATGCCGGTGGCGAAGGATTCGGAGACGGGGAGGGCGCTCAAGACCGAGTCTCCCGGGCAAGGTCACGGGAGGCGGCTTCGGCGCGCTTGCTGGCAGCATCCAGGCGCGCGGCGCGCGTCTTCTGGTTGCGATTGTGCGAGCCGCGACTGGACCTCAGCTGGGCCTGCGCAAGCGCATGATCATGCTGGGCAGCCGAACGGCAGCAGCGCACCGCGCAGGGCGGTAGGGCTTCGGCTTCGGTGTCGGTCTGGAACATGGCGCTCCTCCGGGAAGGGAGGGCGCCAGCGGGTCATCGGGCCTGGGGAGTGGCCACTTCGACGGCCAGAGGGGAAGGCTGGCCGGTGCGGCGACCCGCCGGTCGCCCGCCAGCAGAGCTGGCGGGCAAAAGATCACATATCGTGATTGTCCGTGTCAACACGTTGCGTGATTATTTGGCCGTCAGCCGAATGAGCGGAGCAGCCCAGCTTCTTGGAAGTCGATTCCGTCCTGCATGCACTCCCGCGCGCGGTCCAAGTTCCGGTGAAGTTCGATGAGTTCGTCGTCGCTGAGCTCGTCGAGCCCTACCTTTCCCAAAGTCGCCTGGTCAACGAGCAACTGGAAACCACAGTGTCGGAAAGCTCCCACCAAGCTGCGGACCATCCGCAAGTGACTTTCGCGAGTGACGTCGTCAAGGTGCCGCTCAACGATGCGCCGAGCTTGTGGAACCAGCAGAGTATTGGTCGAGATCGCCCTTTGCGACCTCAGCTCATCCGTTCTTGCGGCGAGCCGCTGCGCCAGTTCCTTGAATCGCGTGCTGTCCGACATCTTCCTTCTGCCCCCTGATGCGCTTTGCCAGTACCTTGGTCAAATCGAGGACGTTATCCGGCTGCACGGGGCGACCGAACTCTTCCGCGACAAGATAGGCAGTCTCAAGGAGCAGTGGGTCTTGGACCCAGTCAGGGGGGTCACCCACGAGCTCCAAATAGTGCGTCAGCACCGTGACTGCGGCGGCAATCTTCTGGAAGTCGGGTCGCGCAGGCTGCGACAGGGGATCTGCCTCGCCAAAAAGCGACGCTACGGAAACCCCCAGTGCATGGGCAAGCAAAGAGATCTCGGCGAGCTTCGGCTCACGACCGCTGGGTGATGACGATTCGTAGTTCGCTATGCGGCTTTGCCCCGACCAGCCGCATGCCAGCGCAAGCTGCTCTTGGGTCATGCCCTTTGCTATGCGGGCAGCTCGAAGGTTGTCGGAGAAGGCCATGCGGCCATTCTTCACGGAGTGTGATGCCCGTCTAACACGATACGTGTTGACGCCAAGATCACGATATGTGATCTTTTGACCATGGATGCCCTGTCTCGAGCAATCAACGCCGCCGGCGGCGTCACCAACCTTGCGCACGCCTTGGGTGTGCGCCAAAGCGTAGTAGGGAACTGGCGCGGCCGGGGGAGGGTGCCCGCGGAGCGTGTGCTCGCAATCGAAGAGCTGACGGGCGTCTCTCGTCACGAGCTTCGGCCTGACGTCTTCGGCCGGTTCCCCTCGTCCACCAATGGGGGTGGCTGAGTGTCCCGCTATGTCACAGCGGTTCGGGACGAGCTCGACTCGGGCGAGCTTAGCTCCCTGATCGGCAACCCCATCTTCGATTTCGGCGACCAAACCGAGTTGTCGCTCACTGCTGACGAATGGTTCGAGCTCATCGCTCGTCGCAGACGGGTCGGCTGGCCGCTGCACTTCTCCGAGGTTGTCACGCATGGGTAGAGCTCCTGCGGCAACGGGCGCCGAGGTTGACCACGTTGGGCGCGCTTGCCGACGCCGGTCTGGCGTCCGCCTCGTTCTCGAGGTGTGCATGATCGGGCTGCTTCTCGGCGCTGGCGGGCGATCTTGGGCCGACTGGCGAGAAGAACACGGCGAGGACTTCGCCAACCCCGAGCTCGACGTTGAATCGTCGAAGGGCGGTGAAGGCGAGGGGCAGGGGGGAAATGAAGTGCATGGCCTGAATTCTTCATTCGATGCAGGGTGCTGCGCATGAAGGATGTCCGTCAGTTTCTGCCGCCGCGACAGTCGCTCATCTACGCCCACACGCGCCGAATGCTCGACGCCACGGCGTGCAACTACACCACCTTCGCCATGCAGGTCGCTGAGAAGTACCTCGCGATGACTGCGCCAGATGTTCGCCAGGTGAAGCTGCGCACGGGCGAGGGTGCGGACCTGATCAGGGCCATGGAGAACAACGCCCAGATCCTGCGTCGCTACATGGATGGCACGCTCAAGGCACTGCCGGCCGATCTGGAAGATGCCTGGGTGCTGAGCCTGCCCGAGCCCTACCGCGCGGATTGCGAGCGCGACCTGGCAGCGCGACGGAGCATGCTCGCCGTAGCAATGCCTGCGCCCGAAGGCCTGCAAGTGGCCAGCGTGGCGAGCCTGATGGGCAACTATGCCAACCTGGTCCGCGCATTGGCGCCGGCCATCGAAGACGGTCGGTTCGGGCCCGAAGACTTGCCGCACCGGCGGGACATAGACGCGGCTGGCCGCGACGTGATCGCTGCCGTGATCGGCATTGGGCACGAGCTCGACCGAGGCATCTACGGGGAGAAGCCGGGTGCTTGATATGGCGATCATTCACGCGCCCCGGGCAGCACGCACGGCCGGGCGCAAAGCGATCAGCTCGGTGGCGCGAGGTCACATCGCTGAGGCGAAGCGCGTGCTCTACGACGACGCGCCAGGACTGCATGGCGATGAAGCACTCGCGCAGCGCGAGCGGTACCGCTGTGAGGAAGAGGCGCGGAGTGCAGGGCAGGGCGTCTTGCCGCTCGACCTGTCCCCATCTCCCCCGGAAGGGGCGTCGAGGAGCCCGCGCGCGGACGCGAGGTCGCTGAACCTGAATCACGAGGAGGTCATTCAGGTGCCGAACGATGGGTCCTCCCCGTCGATGGGCCCTGCGGGTAATTCGGACCCCGTTTTCTCGGTAGATAGCGACGCTGGAAGTTACTGAATGTCGGCCAATTACGATGACGTCCTTGGCCAGCTGCGCGATGCCGGCCTGATACTCGACACCCTCGACACCAGCGGGCGCATGGTTCGCTGTAAGGTCGAGGGCGAGCGCGAGAAGCGCGGCTGGTATGTGCTGCACGAGCTCAACACCAGCGGCGGTGACGTGCTGGTCGTCGGTACTTACGGCGTGTGGCGCGGCAACGACAACGGTGTGACCAAGGTCGAGCTGCGCAAGCGCGACAGCGAGTTCACCGCCGAACAGCGCGAAGCGCTCAAGCGCCGGCTGGCGGAGGATCGCCGCCGTGCCGAGTCTGCGCGGCGCAAGGAAGCTGAGCGCGCGGCCCGCGCCGCTACCGCCGCCTGGGCAAAGGCAGCGCCGGACGGCGATTCGGATTACCTGGCGGCGAAGGGCGTCCAAGGCTTCGGCCTGCGCTACAGCCCGACGGGCGTCGCGGTGGTGCCGATGCTCGACGCTAACGGCGCGATCCATGGCCTGCAGCTGTTGCGCTCGGCGAAGCTGGCGGAGCAGCAGCGCAAGCCGGCGAAGGAGTTCTGGCCTGCAGGCCTGGCCAAGAAGGGGCACTTCCACCTGATCGGCGGCACGCCGCAGTGGATTCTGCTCATCGCCGAAGGGTACGCGACGGCCGCGACGCTACACATGGCCACCGGCTATCCGGTCGCAGTGGCATTCGACGCCGGCAACCTTCTGCCCGTGGCCACCGCGCTGGCCAAGCGCTACCGCGGCACGAAAATCCTGCTGTGTGGCGACGACGATGTCCTTCAGAAGTGCCGGCATTGCCGCTCGCGTCTGGTGCTCGCCGAGCACCCGGTCGAGTGCCCCACGTGCGGCGAGCCGCACCAGGCTAGCAACGCCGGCATGCTCGGCGCCGAGGCGGCCGCACTCGACGTGCATGGCGCCGCCGTCCTGCCGCGCTTCGCCGATGAGGCTGCGCGCCGGGCGCGGTTCATCGATCGCGGCCTCAAGCTCAGCGACTTCAATGACCTGCACGCGTCCGAAGGGCTGCACGTGGTGCGCAGCCAGATCGAGGCCCGCATCACGGAGCTTTCGTGGCGGGCGCCTGCCGAAAATCGCGGCGCTTCCACTCCACCACCCGGGGGCGCGGGGAAAGCGCCCCTCAAGCCGATCGACGATCTGAGCGAGCTGCTGCGGCGGTTTGCGCTGGTGTACGGGCAGGGCGGTACGGTCTTCGACCGACAAGAGCACACCTTGGTCGCCTTGGGCGACATGCGCGATGCCTGCGTTCGCAAGGAACTGCACCGGGCGTGGATGGAGAGTACGCAGCGCGTGCTGGTTCGCGTCGACGAGGTGGATTTTGATCCCTCCGGCACGAAGCCCGGCGTGACCTGCAACTTGTTCGCAGGGTGGCCGACAGTGGCGAAGGAGGGCAGCTGCGAGAAGCTGCTGCACCTGCTGTGGCACATGTGCGGCGAGGAGGCGAACCAGAAGGCGCTGTACGACTGGGTCCTCAAATGGTTGGCGTACCCGCTGCAGCACCCTGGTGCCAAGATGAAGTCGACGATCGTGATCCACGGGCCCCAGGGCACCGGCAAGAACATGTTCTTCGACGAGTACATGAAGTTGTTCGGCACCTATGGCCGCGTGCTCGACCAGGCCGCACTGGAGGACAAGTTCAACGACTGGGCTAGCCGCAAGCTGTTCCTGCTGGCCGACGAGGTCGTGGCGCGCACCGAGGTCTACCACCTCAAGAACAAGCTCAAGGCGCTGATCACCGGCGACCGGATCCGCATCAATCCCAAGAATATTCAGGCCTACGAGGAAGATAACCACGCCAACCTGGTGTTCCTGTCCAATGAGGCCATGCCCGTCGTGCTCGAGGAGGACGATCGGCGCCACGCGGTGATCTGGACACCCTCCAAGCTCACCGAGGCGTTCTACCTAGAGGCGCTGGCGGAGATCCGGGCCGGCGGGACAGCCGCGCTACACCACTTCCTGCTGCAGGTGGATCTCACCGGGTTCACCAACGGCACCAATCCGCCCATGACCTCGGCCAAGGCCGAGTTGATCAACCTGAGCCAAGACAGCCCGCAGCGGTTCCTCGACGAGCTGTACGGCGAGGACATTCCCGGAATCAAGCCACGGCCGGCACCTTCGAAGGAGTGGTACGAGGTCTACCGAGTGTGGTGTGCCCGTGAGGGCCTGCCCAGGCCGGCGCCCGCGCCCAAGTTCATCAACGCACTGGTGCGAAAGCGCGGCATCGTCCATCCGGACAAGGCGCGCAAGCGCTACGTCATCGAGCAGTCCACCCACGGGCCGCACGGGTTCCTGATGCTGGGCAGCTGCTCGCCGCCGGACGGTCGCAACGAGGCGGCCTGGCTCGGCGAGGAGGTTGTGCGCTTCCGCAGCAGCGTGAACGACTACCGGGGGAGGTCAGCATGAGTGCACCCACCCATGTGCGGGCTGTGCGGGCACGTGTGCGGGACGGTGTGCGGGCGCAAACGCCGCTGGCAGTAGGGCTGTGCGGGATGTGCGGGCATTTTCGGGCCTTCACGGGCGCGCGAACCACTTACAGGCATGCACCTGTCTATGTGGAGTCCGAATCCCGCGCGTATGAGTGCCCGCACATCCCGCACATCCCGCACAACGCAGACGCTGCAATGGTTTCGCGTCACTTCGATCCCGCACACGCCTCCGCACATCCCGCACATCGCGCGCGCGCGCGTTTTTCTATGCCCCTGGTTCCCAATGAAATCGAAGAGGAGGGCTGCTGGTGATGGCAGTCGAGGATGTCGTCGTGACGGGAGTCGAGCTGGCAGCTTTCTTGGGCTGCCGGCCGTCCTACATCGTGGAGCTGAAGCGTAACGGCCGGCTCGTCCCGGCAGCGGGCGGCAAGGGCTACCTCAAGGCCGCCTCCCTGACCGTCAGCGCGGCCAGCGATCTCGGCTTGGTGGTGCCGGGCACCGGGGCCCTTTGGGGTAGGGAGATCATCCGCATCGTCGCGCTGGATGCAGAGACGAAGCAGGTGACCATCGCCCGCGGCTGCGCCGACACGGTGCCAGTGCTACACCTGGCCGGCGAGATCGTGTACTGCTTTGACGGTTTCGCCGCTTCAGATCAACAGCAGTACGTCGACGGCGAGACCGTCAGCGCCAAACTTCTGACCCTGACTGCCTCGGACATCCTCGCGCCGGCGGCCGCGCCGACGTTGACGGTCGAGATGGCCTCCCGGGCTGCGCGACCGTATCCGCCGGGCGCATTACAGATCAACGGCGCGCCGTACCCGACCGATGCTTTCGGGGAGCTCTCGATCAGCGCGGCGCACCGCGACCGCGTGCTGCAGGCCGACCAGCTGGTCGATACCACGGCTGGCGACATCGGGCCCGAGCCAGGTGTGACATACACCGCTAGGTTCTACGCCGACGGCACGCTCGAGCACGCGGAGAGCGGCCTCACGGAATTCCCTATCACCTACACGCCAGCCGGTGACTGCGAGCTACGCATAGAGCTGGAAGCTGTCCGCGATGGCCTGACCAGCTGGCAGGCACTGACCCACACATTCACCTACACGACGACCGAGGTGGGCGTGCGCATGGCCGAAGGCCTAGCGCGCCGCGTCACCGAGGCCGGACAACGACGAGTCACGGAGTAGCAGATGGCCGACTACAAATTGAGCGAGGGTACTGCGGCGGAGCCGCTCAGCGGTGGGGAACTGATGGAGGTATCGCAGGAAACCTCACCGGGCGTGTATGAAACGAGGGTGACCACCGCCGGGGCCGTCGCCGCATTGGCCGGCGGTGGCGGAACCGCCACGGTCACCAGCGAGGCCAGAACGGCACTGCTAGCGGACGGCACCAGCGCTGGCCGCTACACGCGCTTCACGAATGCTGGATCGAAGGCGTACACGTTCGACTCGGGCGAGGCCTACGCGATCGGCGCGGAGTATCACGGGCGGAACGTAGGCGTGGGAGATCTGGTCTTGGTCGGCACCGGCAGCTTCACCCTCAATGCACCGGCAGGGGGAACGCTGGTTGTCCCCCAGGGAGGGACGTTCACCGTGAAGATCGTAGGCACGGCCGAGGCCGATGTCTTCGGCGTGACGGTGGCCGCATGATTCCGGGCATCACCTCCGGCGCCAACGTAACCGCGGCTCCTCTTCCCAGCCTGAGCGGCATCGTGCTGCCGCTCACCTATGACGAGCTGGACAAGAACGCGGGGATCACGCTGACGCGCCTAGGCGGCCCCACGTCCACGCCCGCTGGCGCGGACTTCGACGGATACGGCGGCCGGCTCAAGGTCAACTCCGGCCTGCCTTCGTTCCTCGCCAGCAGCACGGGCCCGCTGCTCATGCACGCCTCGGTGAAGCCTGCCGCGGGCTGGCTGGGCACCACGGGCCAGATGGTCATGGGCGCCTGCACCGACGACACCAACTACCGCTCGCGTTTGTCCCTGTTCTACAGCCCCGACAGCCTGGTCCCGGAGCTGCCGATGCTCAACCTATCGTGCTACACATCGAGCGGCTGGCTGAACCAGCCGCTGTGTCGGCGCGATTGGCGGTATGAGCTGCGTTACCCGGAACTGACCGTCGGGAGCTATCAGGCACGACCGCAGGGCATCTTCTTCGAGAGCGGGAGCACGATGCTCATGACCGCTCACTACGAGAACACCGTCAGCCGCCTGCACCGTGTGCGGCTGAGCGATGGCGCGATTCTCGGATGGTTCGATTTCAACCAGGCGAGCTTGGGCACCACCCACATCAACTCAATCGCTCAGGACTCAAACGGCGATACCTGGTTCGCCGGCAACGACAAGCTGTTCAAGGTGGATATGGCTGCCAGCCTGGCCAGCCACGCCGCAGTCGTGACCGTCACCTACGACGTTTCGGCCGCCGGCGGCTCGTTCCTGGACATCGCCACGATCAGCGGCACTGAGTACGTGATCTGCGGCCAGTATCTGGAGACCGGGACGCCATACATGGTGGTTTTCCCGCTCTCACTCGTCACCAATGGCGGAACGTTCAACATCGCCAACCGGACGAACCGCTACGTCATCAACCAGCGCACGCAGTCGATCAAGTGGCACGACGGCAAGCTGTACATGACCCTGAATCGCACCACGGCCGGCACCGCCGTCGGCCTGATTCACCGCTACAGCCTGAACCTCGCAGCGCCCGACGCTAGTAGCCTGACAGCGCCGGAATACTGGTGGTATGCCCCGAGTCAGTACCCGGAAGACATCGCCTTCGATCCGGCGAACGGCCGACTGTGGACCTCGACGGAGGGGCTCACGTCGGTAGGCAGCGACGAAGGGTTCCTGGCCATCTGGAGTTCGGCGCTCTCCACCACCGACACCAACGTGCCCGCGACTTCGCCCGAAGAGAACCACGTCACCCTGTACTACAACGGTTCGGGCACGATCACGATCCGGATCAACGGGCGCCTGTTCACCACGAAGAGCTGGACACCGACGCCCACTCCGGCGGCCCTAACGATCGGCGGCCGCCCCACGCAGGCAGCCGGCTGGAACTCGGGCTTCTTCAACGGCACTGTGCGCAACGCGGTGGTGCGCGACAGCGACCTAACGGATGCGCAGTACGCTGCGATCGTCGCCGGCAGCTATGAACCGAACGACCTGCACGTGTTCGAGATCTCGCTCACGAACCCGGGGGCGGAGACGGCAGATGGCACCGGTTGGACTTCCGAATCCGGCGCGCTGTCAGTGCGCTCGTCCAATCCACTGGCGCACCGCGGCACGTACTACTTCTACGACGCGGCGAATGCCGCGCACCTGAGCCGGCAGCGTGCCGCAGTACCGTCTTCGGCTGAGGCTCAGATTGACGCGGGCAACGCCTGGGCGCGGGTGGAGTGGTTCCAGGCCACCTTCAATACCGGCTCGGACACATCGTCGGCGGGCATCCGTGCGCTCAACGCGGCGCAGAGCCAGCTGTCGCAGTCAATCCAAGCGAGCATCCAGGTCACACCGACAATGCAGTGGCAGCGCCGAAGCCATGCCGTGGCGCTTCCGTCCCTAAGTCGCTACATCGACGCGCTCATTTCGATGACCCGCGTCAACGGTACCGCCAACGACGGGTACACCGACGACCTCAGGCTGACGATCTACACGAAGTGAGCGGCGGTAGAAGCGACGCTCGACTAGGTAATAGCTGGCGGCGGCGATCAGCAGGCCGCCGCCCAGCGACGCGACGAGCGTCTCGGGCCAGCCCCAGTACGCCTCGCGGGCGATGCGTGCGATGAGGTAGTGCCACAGATACAGGCCGTAGGAAAGCTGGCCGATCCATGGGAGCACGGAGCCTGTCAGCCAGACGGGCGGCGCGATGACCATGAGGCCTGCCGCCAGCTCAGCCACGGTGAACCCCCATGCCGCGGTGTGCACTTCCCCATGCGGGAACAGGAAGATCGCGGTGGCCAGGCCGAGCGCGCCGATGATGGCCGCGAATGCTGGCGCCTGAAGGCGTGCAAACGCGAGCAGACAGCCTAGGATCAGGCCACTCGCGTGGGTGTCGAAGCGGTTGTAGACGTCCCAGGCATCGGCAGCCGAATGGGCGACCCACACGCGCCAGGCCGTCGAGGCCACATAGAGCACACCGAGCGCTGCCACCGCGCGCGCCCGCGGCAACTTGGCAATGGCGATCAGCAGCAGGGGCCAGACGAGGTAGAAATGCTCCTCGATGCTCAGGCTCCACATGTGCCGAAGCCAGAACGGGTACAGATCAAGCATCTTGGCGTAGTCCTGCAGGTAGACCGCCGACAGGAGGGCATCGCGCAGGTGCAGGCTCATCGCGTAGGGTGGGCCGTTGAGCACGGTCGCCGCCAAGATCAGGTATACGGCGAGGAACAGCAGCAGCGCCGGATAAAGGCGGCGCAGGCGGCGCAGGTAGAAATGCGGCAGCGCCACCCGCCCGGTGGCCTCGCGCTCCTGCAGCAACAGACGCGTGATGAGGTAGCCGGACAGGACGAAGAACACGTCTACACCGAAGAAGCCGCCGCCGAATCCCGGCACCTTCGAATGGAAGCCGACGACCACCAAGACGGCGATCGCTCGCATGCCGTCCAGGGCAGGGATGTAGGTATGCAGTCGGTCCGTGGCCATGGCCGGACTATACGCTGCGCGGAACGGCATCCCGCGCGCCGTCGCAACCCGCGAGAACGGAACCGGGATCATGGTCACCATGAATACAACCTCCGGAAAGGCCCGCCAGGCCGCTCAGCGGGCGGAAGCCACCGAGCGGCAGATCCTGACGATGACCCCGCCGCGCGGGCGGGGCTGGCGGGCCTGGTCGCGCCATGCGGACGCAGTGGCACGCCTGCGCCGGGACGCCGCCCGTCTACGCCGCCTCAACGGGACCGGGCCTAGCCTGTCGTCCCAACCGGAGGGCAAGCCATGCCTCTGACTCGAGACCAACTGCAGGCGCACCTGGACCAGCTGGACGACTCCGTTCCCGGGCTGGTAGATAGCCAGGGCCACCATCTTATTGAGGCCTTCGCGGCCATGGTCGAGACGATTGCCGATGCCGCCGCTCCGGGGGCTGATCGGGACTGGGTCGAGCATCAGGGCTTGGCCATCTTGGCGCGCCACGGGTTGGTGCCGCCAATCGACGAGGCGGCCTGATCCATGTGCTACTCCGCCCAGGTAAAGGCCGACTACCGCAAGCTGGTGCGCACGTACGGCGCCATCATGTCGCTGGACGACTTCGCCAAGCTGTACTACCACGACCCGGGCAAGGCGCGGCCGAAGACGCCCAAGGCCATGGATGACGCCTTCGCCGAGTGGACGAACACCGCGGAGCACGACATCTGGCGCGACATCGTGGCGTGGCGGGGTGAGGAGGCCACGGCCCTGGAAAAGGAGCTGTTCGCCCAGAAGACGCGGCTCAACGGCGCGCAGCGTGCCCTGCAGGTCAAGGTCACGAAGAAGGCCGAGAACGACGTGCGCGTGGCCACCAAGAAGATCGAGCGCGCGACCCAGCGGCTGGCTGACCTGCGCCGCGACGAGCCGCTGGACCGCGATAGCCGCATCTTCCCAGGCATGTACGCGCCGGTGATCGTCATGGAGGGTGGCAAGCGCGTCATCAAGCCGATGCGCTACCAGTGCCGGCTGGAGGGCAAGCCAGCCTTCTATGACACCAAGTATCCGGGCACCTACAACGCCCGCCGAGACAGCCTGGAGAGCTACTGGCGGGAGGCGTTCGGCCGGCGCCACGGCATCCTGGTGGTGGACACGTTCTACGAGAACGTGGAGGGGCCGGACGGTCAGAACCGTGTCCTGCAGTTCACCCCACGGGATCGCGAACCCATGCTGGTGGCCTGCCTGTGGTCAGCCTGGTCCGACCCGAAGGGCGTCGAGCCCGACCTGCTGAGCTTCGCGGCGATCACGGACGAGCCAGAGCCGGAGGTCGCCGCCGCCGGCCACGATCGGACGATCATCAACATCAAGCCCGAGCACGTCGACGCCTGGCTCAACCCCGACCCGAACAACCTGGCCGCCCTGTACGCCATCTTTGACGACAAGCGGCACCCCTTCTACGAGCACCAGTTGGCGGCGTAG